CTCGAAGGATGAAGGTAGGGTGTGTAATTGTAAAGGATAACCGTATAATCTCTATTGGATACAACGGTATGCCAGCTGGATGGGATAATAACTGCGAACACGAAATAAAATCTGGTAACACTGGATACGGTAGACAACTCAAAACTAAGGAAGAGGTAATACATGCGGAATCGAATGCAATCACGAAGGTTGCAAAATCAACGGAATCGGCGGAGGGTGCAGTTCTATACTCAACGTGTGCTCCCTGTATCGACTGTGCCAAACTCATCCACCAAAGTGGAATCACACGAGTTGTTTACGGACATAACTACAAATCAGAAGAAGGATTGACTTTCCTTGATAAGTGTGGTATAGTACTGGAAACAACCGAAGATACTGACCCTAGTGACTTACCTTGGAAACGGAGAATATTTCCCTAATGAACCCTTTTGATTATGTAAATGCGATTAACTATTCCAAGAAAGATATCATGGTGACCCGTGAAGATGAGAAGGCTTATGCCTCTTTCATGGTCAATCGTTCACTATCTTATTTCTCGGACACGGTAGCTATCGCCAATGAGATGAACAAGAACCACCACATAGACTCCCGTCTACAATTCTCGTTTCTTATAAATATAATTAGGAAACGAAAACGTTTCTCTAAATGGGTAAAACCTGAAATAGAAAATGACCTTGAGTCGGTGAAAACATATTATGGATATAGTAATGAAAAGGCACGCCAAATACTATCCCTTTTATCACCTTCCCAAATCAAAACAATAAAGGAAAAGGTGAATAAAGGTGGAAGAAAATAATTTAGTTGCATGGAGTCCGTTGAATATGCTAGAGATAACTCTAGCTGAACCTGATGACTTCCTCAAAGTTCGTGAAACTCTGACCCGTATCGGTGTCGCATCACGTAAAGAAAACAAACTGTTTCAATCATGTCACATCTTGCATAAGCAGGGACGATACTATGTTGTCCATTTTAAAGAACTGTTTATCCTTGATGGCAAGAAAGCAAACCTAGAACAATCAGATATCGAAAGACGTAATACTATTGCGACTCTATTATCTGACTGGGGTTTGGTCGAGATTCAAAACAAAGAAGTTGCACAAGACTGTGCGCCTCTCAGACAAATTAAAATTATCGGTTATAAAGAGAAGGAAGAGTGGGAACTCTGTCCTAAGTATAATATAGGTAATAAATGAGTCAGTGGATATTTGATAAGTTGTCGCCTTATGCTATTCGATTTAGAGAATGGTCTAAGGGTAAGACATGGATACAAATACCGTTGTGGATTCTTATTGCGTGGATGTTGGGATTCGCTAATCCTTACTGGTGTGTATATCCTGTTTGTTGGATTCAATAATGTTTGAAGAACATAGGGAAGAGATTCGCAATAAGAAACACTGGTGGTCTAAGGTAGATATCAACATGTCTTGGAATGATATCATGCCTATGGTCGATACTCATCCAGAGAAACTTTACGATTGGAATCGTGAGAAACAAAGACTGGGGATGAACTCGTTTCATGAACGAGGTTCTGCACCAACCCTTGCGAAAGACATTGTAAAAGAGATGCGGGAGTTTTTTGTAGACCCCGCACCAAAGAAGTTTGAATACGAGAAGGGAGCTCCCCAAATCACTAACATTGCGTTTTGTGGGTTTGGTCAGTTCTCTGGTTCGTATCCAAGACATAAGGACAGTATGGATGTATTTCTTGTCCAAGTAATCAGTGAGTGTAAAATCACTATTGGTTATACGGAAGAACCAACGAATGCAGACCAGATTGTTGTTATGAAACCAGGCGATTGTGTATATATCCCAAGGGGTACATGGCATCAACTGGAACCATCTGTGTCAAGAGTTACCTTCTCGTTTGGTTTTGAGAGTGACCCTGATACAGACCCAAAATACTTTATATAAAGCTTGATTTATAGAAATTAATTCTTATATATAGTAGCGTGAGAATAATTCTCACGTATGTGAATGCCGTTAATCGGGTTCACATCCATCTTGCTAAATTAATATAGGAGATAAAGCAACATGACAAATCTAAAAGTAGGTAAACAACTTTTTCCACGTTCAGCATTCATTGGTTTCGACCATCTATTTAACGAACTGGAATACGCAACCAAACACGCTAACGACCATTACCCACCTCACAACATTGTGAAGGTAGGTGAAGACGAGTTCGTTATTGAGGTAGCCGTTGCGGGATTCAAACAGGACGAAATAGCTGTTGAACAAAAAGAACGTTCATTGACCATTAGTGGTTCACATGAATCTAGAGACCGTGAAGTAATTCACAGAGGTATCTCTACAAAAGCGTTCAGGAGACAATTCAGACTTTCTGAGTATGTTCTAGTAACTGGTGCTTCCCTCAAAGACGGTATCCTTGCAGTTACATTGAAGACTGAAATCCCAAAAGAGAAGCAGCCTCGTAAAATTAAAATCTCTTAATTTAAACGAGGAAAAAATGAAAATGACAACCGAAGCCAAAATGGAGTTGGGGTTGTTTGTAGGAACCATGATGCTCATGGTGATTGCATTGCAACCACTACTCTAGAAGAGAGAAGGGGGTGGGTAACTGCCCCTTTCATTACAGTATGAAAGCATATATGATTGCAGACCTGAACAATCCTGTCTCTGTGAAGTATACAGAGATTGCATTGGAATCATGGTCAAAACAAAACCTTCTTGACATTGAAGTCGTTCAGTGTTATACTCCCGATACTATTTCAGAATTAGAACCCCAATACAATTGGCGGGCGTTACTTCATGGAATGCAGAAGAATAAACAAAGCACCAAGAGTGAACGTGCGGGTGATATCACCCATTGGCAGTTCATAAAGAAACGTGCAGAGAGTAGAGAAAGATTCTTCGTGATGGAACATGATTCATATCTCGAAGACCCCCAAGAGTTTGAACGACAATTCGACTTCACTATGGAACATGGACTTGACTATGCCAACCTTGGTTTATTCATGTCTTGTTATTCATTCTCTCGCAGAGCTGCGTTGTGTATGAATGACTTGTTGTTAAAGCATGAGTTTCCATTAAATGGTGGGCCTTATGGTTGTGTAGAACGACTAGTAAAGACCTATCTGAGTGGTGAGGGTAAAGGACAGAATCGTCAGTATACATTCATGACCCATCACCCTAACACCGAGTGTGTCAGTGTTGGTAAGACCGCAAAAGAATTGTATGAAGTATACAACTTTCATGGTACGAATTGTAGTTTCACTAGGTCAACAACTCAAGTCATCTCTAAGTCTCTGGGTATCACCCAAGAACATGATGGAATGAAAAAAAGACCTGAAGATAGACATAACGGTTTTAAAATTATTCCTTGACATTCTCCACAAGTGCCTGTATAATGAAATTAATCATGAGGAGAACCAATGGATTTCTATACATCAATTGACCGATACGGTTCCACGCTTTTATATCGTGGATACTCTGGCGGTCAACGAGTTAAAAAACGCATCCCATTCAAACCGACTATGTACGTCAATGCAAAGTCGCCATCACAAGGTACATGGAAGACCCTTGATGGTAGACCTGTTGCACCCATAGAGTTTGAAACAATGAAGGAAGCTACCGAGTTTACCAAACGGTATCAACACGTAGATAACTTCAAGGTCTACGGACAGAACAATTTCATCTCACAGTTTATTGCACAGAAGTTCCCCCACGACATTAAGTTTGACCGTGAACTACCTGTAATCACCACCATTGATATTGAGGTTGCATCTGACGAGGGTTTCCCCGAACCCGATAAGGCAGACTATCCTGTTATCTCTATATGCACCAAGTCCAGTAAGGAAGACTTCTTCCGTGTCTGGGGTCTGGGTGACTATGAGACCAACGGTGAGAAATCAATCTATGTCAAGTGTGATTCAGAGTTGCAGTTATTGGATAAGTTCCTTGACTACTGGCAGAATCATGGGTCACCTGACATCGTGACTGGTTGGAACTCAAAACAGTTTGATATCCCCTATCTTGTTAACAGAACAAGAAAGGTAATCGGTGAGGAATCCGTCAAGAGATATTCCCCGTGGGGTGTAGTGTCCTCTCGTACCGTTCGTGGTAAGATGGGTATGAAAGATGTTGATACCTATGACCTAATGGGTATTGCACAGTTGGATTACTATGACCTGTTTCGTAAGTTCACTTACAACACACTGGGTCAACAAGAGTCATATCGACTAGACCATATCGCACACGTGGTACTGGGTGAACGCAAACTATCCTATGAAGAACACGGTAATCTACACACACTATACAAGGAAGACCACCAGAAGTTTATTGACTACAACATTCGTGACGTAGAACTGGTTGACCTCTTGGAAGAGAAACTAGGATTGATTACTCTTGCAATGACCATGGCTTATCGTGGTGGTACTAACTACGAGGAAGTATTTGGTACGACTACTATATGGGATACCATCATCTATCGTATTCTAAATCTCAAGAAGATTGCGGTGCCATCCAAAGAAGAGAAACCCAAGGGTGATTTTGCGGGTGGGTATGTGAAGGAACCCCAAGTTGGTTCTCATGAGTGGGTGACATCCTTTGACTTGAACTCACTGTATCCTATGATTATTGTACAATACAATATGTCACCTGAGACTGTAGTGGATGGTTTGGTTGATACTGACGTACAACGTATGTTGCACGGGGTAACCAATACATCTGGCCCCTATACCGTTGCACCCTCTGGTGTTCGATTCACCAAAGAGAAAGAGGGTATCATCCCTAGTGTGATTCGACAGTATTATGCCGAACGTAAAGACATCAAGAGAAAGATGTTGGATGCACAACAGGAGTATGAACAGACTCCGACCAAGGCATTGTCCAACACAATCGCAACACTGAACAATCAACAGATGTCTATCAAGATTCTTATGAACAGTCTCTATGGTGCATTGGGTAACCGATGGTTCAGATACTTTGACCAACGTGTTGCGGAGTCTATTACTCTTGCGGGTCAGTTGTCTATCCTATGGGCAGAACGAGCAGTCAATCGTGAGATGAATACTCTACTCAATACGGAAGAGGACTATGTTATTGCAATTGATACTGACTCGGTTTATATGCGTATGTCTTCTCTTGTAGATAAGTTTTCCCCCAAAGACCCTGTTAAGTTTCTGGACAAGATATGTTCTGAACACTTCGAACCTGTACTGACCAAGGCATATGCTGACCTTGCTGACTATACAAATGCGTATGTCAATCGTATGGAGATGGGACGTGAGGTAATCGCTGACCGTGGTATCTGGGTTGCAAAGAAACGATACATTCTCAATGTACACAACAACGAGGGTGTCCAATACAAAGAACCCAAACTCAAGATGATGGGTATCGAGGCGGTCAAGTCATCGACCCCACAGGTTGTGCGTGACAAGTTCAAAGAAGTATTCGGTGTTATCATCAACGGGACTGAGAATGAGACCCAAGGATATATTCGTGACTTCCGTAATAAGTTTACCAGTCTACCCGCAGAAGATGTATCATTCCCACGTGGGGTGAGTGACATCAAGAAGTGGTCAGACCGCAAGACCATCTACAAGAAGGCTTGTCCTATTCATGTGCGTGGTGCTTTGTTATACAACAAGCATACCAAAGGAATGCGTCATGAGGAAATCAAGAATGGTGAGAAGATTAAGTTTGTCTATCTCAAGACACCTAATCCTATCAAAGAAAATGTAATCTCGTATCCACAGAACTTGCCTCGTGAGTTGCAACTGGAGAAGTATGTGGACTATGATAAGATGTTCTCCAAGACATTCCTTGACCCACTCGAACCAATACTGGATGCGGTAGGGTGGACTGCTGAACCCCAAGCTTCATTGGAAGACTTTTTCTCTTGACATTAACTGGCCACTGTGGTACTATTACATAATGAAATATTCTCTTACTATATTTAAGAATACGTATGATAACCAGACCCACCGTGGTATGGACATCAAGACGTGGTCAGAGTTTGAGGAATTACTATATTATATGTTCGATAAGGAGGGTAGTAAAGGTGGTAGAGATTCTAGTGTGCTCATTAGTCCTGCTCGGTATTATGTGGATACTACGAGGAGTAATAAAAATGTTTCTAGTTGGGGTGGTTGGGCTGCTCTTGATGTGGATGATTTTGTACTACGTCCTGATTCCAATGTCAATCCTGCTGACTCATTAAAAGAACAACTTGCAGAGAGGTATGGTCGTTTTCATTATATATGTTACAACACTGCATCATCTACTGTAGAACAACCCAAGTTTCGACTGGTGTTTCCGTTGACCCGAATCGTGGATAGGAAAGAACTGCCACACTTCTGGTTTGCTATGCAGAAACAATTCGATGGTGTGGGTGACGAACAAACAAAAGATTTATCACGGATGTACTATGTCCCCGCACAGTATCCGAATGCATACAGTTTCATATTCAAAAACACGGGTGTACATCTAGACCCTGATATGTTGATGAATAAGTACTCGTTTGTCGAACCACAAGGTAAGACATTCATGGATAGACTGCCTCCAGAGTTACAACAAGCCGTGATGCAACATCGTAAGAATTCACTGGACAATACAGATATCACATGGACATCATATCGTGACTGTCCGTTCTTCCCTCGTAGATTGGAGAACGAGTATCGTGCAATTACTGGTACGGGTTGGTATCACAAGATGTATCAGATTATGATTGCTCTTGCTGGTAATGCAATTGCAAAGGGTTATCCTATCTCTCCGAATCAGATTGCACAGATGTGTACTGAGTTGGATATGGAGACTGGTAACTGGTATGAGAACAGACCTCTAGATAAAGAGGCAGACAGAGCATTGGAGTATATTTACAGAAATGGTTAAGAAGTTTGAAATGGTTCAAGGTCGTAAGTCTGAGAAAGACAAGATTCTTTTATTTTATGGCCATGCAATTGCGTTTGAAGACGTAGCTAAAATATGCATCTTCTTTATGGGTAATGAAGATAATCTGTATCCACCATCCAAGGGATTGAAAGGTGCGGAGATGTTTAAAGACTATATAAAGGAAGTCCTAGAGACTAGGAGAGTTCCTACCGATAGTAAATACGCTATCAGAAAAAATCACGGTGTGGTGAAAGTAAATGGGTAATAGAAAAATATTAATTACGGGTGCGGCTGGATTCATTGGGTCTCATCTTGCAGATTCATTGTTGGAAGACGGGTTTGACGTTGTCGGTGTTGATAACTATAATAACTACTATGACCCCCAACTCAAACTAGACAGAGTGGAATACTTTGGTCATCGTGTTATTAGGTGTGACCTGAAGGACTTCGACCAGTTGGATATGGTGTTCAACAAAGAAATGCCAGATATCGTCATGCACTTGGCCGCACGTGCGGGTGTACGTGACTCTGTTGGTAATGAACAACTATACCACAATGACAACATCATCGCTACACAGAATCTTATTCAAGTGTGTAAGATGTATGATGTACCCAAGGTAGTCTATGCATCTACCAGTTCGGTCTATGGTGGTACACCTATCCCTGAGACTGGATGGACTGAGGACGAGGTTACTGGTCACCAGTTGAATCCATATGCATATACAAAATACTGTAACGAATGTCAGTTCAAAATCTCTGGACTAAACAATGTAGGACTAAGGTTCTTCACTGTCTATGGGCCATGGGGTAGACCTGATATGGCATTGTATCAGTTCACAGACAAGATTTCTCATGGACATCCTATCGAAGCATTTAACTACGGTAAGATGAAAAGAGACTTTACCTACATTGGTGATATCATTGAAGGTATAAAGATTGCACTATTCTCCGATATAGATTCGAATGAAATTTATAATATCGGTAGAGGAAAGCAAGTAGACCTTATGCATTTTATTGATTGCATAAGTAAAGAACTGGAGACAGAGGCAGATGTATTTCTCGCCCCTAGACATCCAGCGGACACTCTAGAGACTTGGAGTGACACATATAAGTTGAGGCAATTGGGGTACAAACCCAAGGTGAATATCGAAGTGGGTGTGAAAGCATTTGTTCGATGGTTTAAAGGATATTACGGAGTAAAGTAATGAGTGAAGAAGTAACAAATATTAGGCCCGAAGAGGGTTACCCCAAGATGCGTATCGGTATCGTGGGACATGGTTTCGTTGGGGGTGCAGTGGACTATGCATTTACCCATCCAGACATCGTAAAGTTTTATGTAGACCCAAAGCACGATACTACTATTGATGACTTGGTAGAGTGGCAACCCCACGTATCATTTATCTGCGCCCCGACTCCAATGTCGGAGAATGGGTTTGTGGATGCATCTATTGTAGAAGACGCTGCCTTGAAACTACTGGAACATACTGAGGGTGGAGTTGTTATCAAATCAACAATCACACCTGATATCGTTGACCGATTGTATCAATCAATCTTTGAAGATGACGTAAAACGTCTGACTATCAACCCTGAGTTTTTGACTGAGTCAAATGCAAAGGAACAGTTCGTCAATGCTGAGTATCATGTTATCGGTGG